CCCGAATTTCCTGCAACATTTCAAATATGTTTCTTTGGCGATAATGCTGCAGGTCATATTCAGTGAAATAAGGGTCTTTACGTTTAGGCCTCCTCATCATTACCCCGCAATCTGTAATATTTGATAGCAAGTTCGGTTCTGTTTTTTGCCCTGAATTTATAAAGCAAGTGTGAAACCGTATTATTTATAGTACGGTGTGAAAGCCCTAATAATTTAGCGATAACCTTATCAGGTTTTCCATCCGCAAGCTCTATAAGAACCTTATTTTCAGTGGCATTCAGTTTCGGTATTGTGTTCATTCCATATATTCCTTCATGTGATTTTTGTTAAATATCAGCTTCCAGCGTGATATTTTGTATTTCTGTTCAAATTCTTCATCCGATAAGATTTTAACGCCCCTATCTTCAATGTGTTCGTGGCATATTTTACTTACCAAGATAAGTTTTTGTTTTATTCCCCTATCCTCGTACCATTGTGGATTTTGGATGTAAGCGTGATATTGTATAAAATGATGTAATTCACACTTGGAGTGGTTATAATCGTTCAAGGAATTAATTCGTATCTTGATTAATTTTCCGGCCGGATTGAGAAGATAAGTCGAATCCTTATACCTCTCAATCTCTTTAGCCATATCCTTAATTGGTTTCGGCATTTCTTTTCCTTGGGCTGGATGTTTTTGTTCCTTTTTTCATTATTTGAAACTCTGCTTGAAGCCCGGATAAGCTTTTATCTAATAGGCAAAGTAAAGTAAACATTCTTGCGCCAATATAGCTATCCTTTGATTCATCAATTTCTTTGAGCAAATATTCAGAAAGAAGTTTTGCTGCTTTAATTTGTTTTTCAACTTCATTTGAAGCCTCATTAAAGAATTCTTGTGCCATTGTTCATTTCCCTTTCAAGTTTTTCTAAAATCTTTTGTATTTCTGCTTCATATTCTGCAGGAGTTAAATTATTAGACAGTAGCTTTTTTTGTTTTTCGTATTCTTTCCAATCAACGTACATAAGCTACTCCCATATTGTTTTTTATAATTCTTTCTTCCTTATCATAGAAAAGCTCAATGCCTCCGCCACTTGGGTTTCCAAGAGAAAAGTTTTTAACTTTTTCCACAAATATTTTGGGGCTATCGCTCAATTTGCCATCCGTTGCACGTTCACGGTGTACAATAATTCCATAGTCTGCCATATTGTACCAATCCCCGGAACCTGATATTGAATACATATTTGGCATTTTTTCACCATCAGGTTTTTTAGGATGTGCCACAAAAATAACCAAGATGTTGAGCTTTTTTGCAAGCATTGATAACTTGGATAATATTTGCCCCACATACCTGTCTTCTCTGTCTTTAAAATCGTTATTAAGGCGGTTGTAAGGGTCTATTGTTAAAGTTTTTATGCCATATTTTTTAGCTGCAAGTATTGTTCTTTCGCAGATTTCTTCAACAGTCCACAGCTTATCAATATCAAACCTATAAAAATGGTCTGCAATAAACTCCAAACCTGCACCAAACATAAAGTCTTTATGTTCTTTTGTGATTTTATAAATAGGAAGTTTTGCATACATTTCAAGTAATTGGTTAAAATGTTGAGCTTGAACATGCTCAAAAGATGCTATGAGATGTTTTATATTGTAATTTCTTGAAAGATTTACAAGAAGATTATCTACAAAAGTAGACTTACCACGGGATGGATAGCCGGTTACTATCATTAAATAACCCGTTCTAAGTTTTATAATATCGTCAAGTTTTGGCCATCCGGTGCGATAAAAATCTGTATCTCTTTCAAAGTTATATTTATAGATTTCATCGAAGGAATCGTAAAAATTCATTATCCCATCCGGCGCAATATCCTTTGAATCAGAAATAAAGGTTGATAAATCTTCGCCGGCTATTAAGGCTTCATTTGCATCTTTGTATTGTTTCCAATCAACAATCCTGCATTTTTCTTTACCAAGCCTATTTAGAAGGTTTAATTTTAGCCCATCCCCCGGAGGGTCATTATCAACAGCGATTATATGGGTATCAAATTTTTCTATAAATTCAAAACAATTTTCTATACATTCAAGATTCTTTTCACTGGCGCCGTTTGGAACAGATACTGCTTTAAATCCTTGCTCTGCAAAGGCAAGCACATCCATTTCGCCTTCAACCCATATAAGGATTTCTGTGTCTTTGACTTCATCCATTCCAAACAGGGTTTTTTCTGTATCTTTTTCCTGTCCGAAAGTTTTCTTGCCGTTTCCTTGATTTGTTCTGTATTTTATATTTACAAGTTCCCCATTTTTGTAATAGGGTAAGATTATTTCCTTTTTATCATTTAGAGATATTTTGTATTTTTCAATTGTGGTTTTTGAAATACCTCTCTTTTTAAAATAAGAGTATAGAGGCTCAAGTTTATCTGTTTTCTTTGGTTCCTGCGGTTTTGTATAGTTTTTTAATTTTTCATATTTGCTTCTATAAAAAACTGCACCGGAAAAATCGCAGTTATGGCATTTATACAAAACTGCTTCATCCCCGTATGTTACAGATAAACAGGGGTCAGATTTATTTTTTCTTGTTGCTGAACATTGGGGACAAGTTTGTTTACCAGACTTTGTTAAGGTTATTCCAAGTTCAATTAATTTATCCCTATACTCCATAGTTTACAAGCTTTCCGTGTTTTTCTTTTAATCTTTTATCTGCTTTTGGCCACGTCCAGGAATCAGACCTGAAATGTGAATAATGATTTTTTCCTATATATTTTTTGGCGCTTGGCGTTCCTTTACCAAGCCATATGTCAAATTCTTCAATTGCAAGTAGGGTTTTTTCTTCACCATATTTTGTTATAAGCTTTTGGTAATCTTTTTCAGTTAGATTTGTGTGTAAAATCTCAATCCCGGTAAATTTTTTGTATTTTGGTTTTGGTTCACTTTTTGAAGGATTTGGCGGGGGGTTTGGTTTTTTACCCCGCCTGTTATTTGCTCTGCTTTCTGAATATCTTTTGCGCTTGATTATTTCAGATTCAAGTCTTTCATTGTAATAAAGCCCGTTTTCATCCACTTTAAATTTATCCATTACTGCAGTATCATATGTTTTACATATCTTTAACATATGTTCTTCTGAAATATGGCCTTTCAAATGTTGACGGCACATTAGGCGGATATAACAGCCGACTTGCTCGTTTGTCATATCCTCTGTGCCTATTTGAAAGTCTGCAGAATAAAATAAAAATGCCGGGTCTTTCATACTTCCTCTAAAATAACGGTCTTTTCTTTTGCTGATTCGGGCTTGCCAAGCTTTCTAACGCTTTCAATAACATATTCTTTTACATGGCATCTTTGATTTGCACTTGAAAAGAAATGTTCAAAAAAACAACCTTTGCATACACAACCGCGCTCATAGCACTGGATGGTTGTTTTTGTCCAACGTCTGATTTCAAGAGGCTTTTCTTTAGGCATCTATATACTTTCTTTCAAAATCATCATATATTACCTTCTTAAAGCCAAAACCCACAATTTGAGTATCGTATGTATATTTTTCATCATCCGGGTTCTTTTTATATTTATTGATGGTTAGTTTGCCAGCAATCCTAATATAATCACCCTCTTTAATAACTTCTACCAGCTTTTCTGCTGTCGGCACTTTTGCTGAATTGAAAAAAACTACATAGAAGTTATCGTACAAAGTTTTTCCATCATCTGATTTTTTGCCGTTTGGAACACCAATTGAAATTTTTGCTACAGGTTTTGCTGTGGTTTCATTGTATTTAAGGTCAATTGAACCTACTCGGCCAAGCAATCTGACTTCATTCATTTTTTACTCCTTTTTCCATATTTATTTTGATTTTCGCCACAAGGTGGATTCGAACCACCATCTTAAAATCTTCGTTTCGTGTCTGGACTAAAATGCTCTATCCGTTGAGCTATTGTGGCATATATCCCCGTCTTTCCGGGGTGTCAAGCTCTTTCTATTATGTACACCTTTCAAAAGCTGTGGTGTCCGCCTCGTACGCTTCATTAAAGTCGGCCATTGAGGTCTGTTTGCGTCACCCGACATCCCTTTTTCTTAACGACAAAAAGGTTAAAATCCGCCCTTCCATATCCGTTCAGGGTTCGCTCTGCAAGGGTAGCACTGGCACCTTCTTTTTTAAGAAACTGCAGCCGGAGTTGGAATTTTCGGGGTTTCTGTTTCGTCACACGTTTCTTGAATTGGTGCTGAACCGGCAGATACGGCCTGAGGAGTTTCATCTGTTGCGGCCTCCTGCTCTGTTTGCACTCCTTGTGTCACTTTGTGTTCTTCTTCAATTTCCGAATTAATCACATCATCATGTGTTTCGATTGCTTTTTTGATTTCGTTTTCTTTCATTTTTTTACTCCTTATATTTTTTATCCTGACCCCCGGAGGGGTTTCGTCTTAATTTGCAAAGACTCATCAGAGGATTTAAGGGAGAGATTTAAGTGCAATATTTATATTTTTTAGCTTTAAATTGTTTATTCGGTACTATATTGCCGTCAAGAGTAAAGCGTTTGCCGGTTATACCGCATCTTGTGCATTTATATTCATCATATTGGCATCCGTTGCGGTCAATTTTTGTAAAATAATTTTGTTTTTCCCAGTTGTGGTTTTTCAAATCTTTATCTATGACCTTGTAACCCAAATATTCTCTAGGCTCTTCGCCGGGTCTTAAGGTTGCGTTATAATTGGCTATTAAGCCGGATGCAAATATATCAATTTCATCTTCAGAAGCAAGGTTTTCAACATATTCTTCTTCCCAGCTTGTTCTGCTGTTTTTGACTTTAATTTTAAATTTCATTATTTTGCCTTTCGTTTTTTGTAAAGCGGAGGAAATTAATCCTCCGCCCCTGTCGGCAGCAATGTGACAGTATTTTTGTTTAAATCATCATTCCAGTTTGTTTCATCCGGAGCCTCAAACATATCGGCTTTGATGATTGATTTTGTTGTATTATCCATGGCAAGTGCTTTTTGAAGTTCTATTGATTTTGGCACTAATTTTGCAAGCTGAATTAAAACAGTTTTTTTACACATAGCCGGCTCATCTTTAATCCACGGCGAATTTTCATCAAAATGCGGCTCGCATTTTACATATTTTTTTGCTGCTTCATCATATACGGTGGTTATATATGTTTTAGAATGTGATTTGCCGTGTTCCAAACATTCCTCACGGCTCATTACCTTAAACAGACTTCCACCGTTTCTTAATTTTGCGACCGCATAATATGCAATTACTTCGCCCCTATCTTTCAATTTTGGAATGTGTTTTAAATAGGATTCAGTACCGTATGAATATTCAAAGATGTCATTTTCATATACAGCGTGCATATCAATTGAAGATGCTGAACCGTGTCTGTAAAACAGCTCAATATATCCTTTATAGCCAATTTGAAATTGCGCTTCCTGTACTTTTATCCATTTTGTTTTACCGTTTTCAACAATTTTTTTGGAATTATTGTATGGAATAATGTATGCTTGCCCTTCAACATTAGGTTCTAAGCCTAATTGCGCCGATTGAAACAATGCCCCTAAAAAGGATTGCGGAGTGCATTCAGATAATTTTGGGTTTAATCTGATTGTTGTAAGTGCAATTCTTACAAGCCTTTCAGCTGACAAGTGCGCCGGAACTGCTTTGCCAAGTTCGGTTAAAGATTTTTCAATCAATTCTTCAATTGGTTTTGATTTTTGGCGCTGTGTCTGTACCTGTGTTTTTAACCTTGTTACTGCTGCGTTTTGTGCCATTATGCCACCTCGCAGTCTTTGTTTTTTGTTATATTCAAACGTCTGAAAGAGTTTTGAGAAGCATATTTTTCAAATACACCATCCGCCTGCATAGCTTCTTTGTCATAGCTGATTTGACCCTTTTGAAGCTTCCAAGTTACTTTATATTTTGGGGTTTTAATTCCAAGGTTATCTCTTATTATGTTTTTGATTGTAGTTTCTTTTTCCTTGATTTCATCTTCAATAGATTTTTTGTGCGCCTTTAATTCCTGCAGATGCGCAACATTATTTTCAAATTCTTCGCACGCTGCGGTTGTCCTATCATCTGTCGGAAATAACTCAATCATTAATTCACTGTGACTTGCGTACAACTCTTTTAAAGTATCATCATCATTAGGCATAATTGCCGGTGGTGTATCGCTTTGAACTTGCGCCCAAAATTCATTTGCAGCGTTTACCATTGTGTCAAATAAATCTTGGTCAAATTCGATTTTTCTTTTTCTAAATCTTTGTCCGCCAATAAGAACTGCAATGTGTCCTATTTTTCTACCAGTAATGCCCAGATACCACATAACTTGCAATATGTATTCTTGTGGGATTTTTTCAATTTGAACCTTTTTAATTGTGCCGTCGGGCTGTTCTTCCTCTATTGTTTCGTATTCCCATTCATCAGCTTTAAAGGCGGAACAAGTTTTACATTCAAGAAGTTCATCTGAACCTGTAATTAAACGGTCTACGTGAGCCACCATAAAAGGAAAATCGGAATGTGAATACATTTTTGGCGCCCTGCGTACCTGTTTTCCTGTTTTTGAAGAGAATTTTTGTGCTACAAATTCTTCTAAATCTTTACCAAGCTCTACCGCTTCGTTATCTGATAAATCCGGAGCAGGAAGTTTTAAAGTTTTTTCCGCCCAAAGTTTTAAAGGTGTTTTCCACCTGCTCATCCCCATAATGGCGCTAATATCGGAACCACCAATATATTCGTGGCGGTTTGTAGTAACGTCATTATGAGAAATTGTTTGTACTGCCATAATGCTACCTTTCATTTATTTATCCTGACCCCCGGAGGGGTTTCGTCTTAATTTGCAAAGACTCATCAGAGGATTTAAGAGAGATTAAATTTCTGTAAATTTATTTATTGTGGTTTCAACGATTTCAATTTCGCTTTCGCTATTGGTAAGGTTATTTTTTCTTGCAGCTTCAACAGCGTGGCTGTGAAGCCCAAATACCCCAAAACAAACACGGCTTGATTTTGTTTTCCATTTATCAGTTTGATAAAGGATGTATACTTTGTTGTCATATAGACTGATTTTTGTAAGTTGCATTTTCTTTCCTCCTTTAATAATCCAGCTTGAATACAATATAATCCGCCTGCCCGTCTTTTAAGGCTTTATATTGTTCAGGAGTGATGTAGTCTATAAGTTTTTTTGTATCTTTATCCAATGTGGCATCATATTCAAATACGCTTAAATCACACCAGTTGCTGGTTTCAAATTCGCTAACACCAAACCCTGATGCTATATTCACTTCTTCCATCTTGTCAGGGTCTAAATAAACAGTAATTACCCTGTCAATTTCTTGTGGCTGCTGAATTAATGAGCCATTAATGTTTTTAATTTCAAAGGTTTCACAAAAAAGTTCAAAAGATTTTATAAAACTTTCAGGACAATATTTTTTTCCGAACTGCTCCATATATTCGCGGGCTGAAATATAGCCTTTGAATAATTCGTTTTCATCCCGGGTATCTTCTAAGCCCTTCAAAAACCCTATTTGTGTTGTATAATGGTAGGGTGTTTCAGATTGTTGCACTTTGACAACCATATAGCCGTTATTGTTATCATGACCATCTAAAACGCGCTCCATAGTTGCCATACAATCAAGTGGTAAGTGTGCATTTATATCTGCTTTATCTAATTCATTTGAAATATCCCATCCATCCATAGATACAAAATCTAAGAAATTAAAACCATCTGTATAGGTATTCATTAGATAGGATAGTTTTGTTTCAAGCCTCATCAGCATTATTGGCATTGTTTTAGCAAAACCCCACTGATGATGATAAAGTTTGTTTTGCACATTTCCTTTGTTGTCGACTACTTGTAGTAAAATTTGTGTTCTTTGTCCCATTGCTGCTGCCTTTCTGTTTTATTCATTACTGTCAATTTGAATGTAATTGTCTGTGATTTTTTCAATCGGGGCATAAAAGCCATAATGAGAGCTTTTAACGTCTACGTAATATCCGTAAGTACAAGGCACTATTGCATTTATGCCAAAAATTGCCGAAAGTATCAGTGTCAACATTTTTACCGCCTTTCTAATTGAATTTTTTATAATTCTCACAATCCGTATTTTCGCAGCCTTCGCAGTTGTAAATTGGGATTGTGTCTGTTTCTTCACCGTTATAGTCTTGCCATTTTTCTACGATTTCAGGAACGCAGGTCTGCGCATCCGCAAGATTTGATAAATAGCTATCGTATGACATTAAATACCTGCCTTCACTTCACCGTAGTAGCCGATAAGATCGTTATTTTGCAGGGTTTCATATTCTTTTTTTGCATATAAGAATGCCGGAATATCTACACCTGTTTGTTTAGCTTCAATTTCTTTTGAACGGTTTTGAATAAAAGCGTTTTCATTTCGCTTTCTGATTTCCTTGTAAAATTCTTTGTTCACTTGTTGCTGCCTTTTGTAAAGTTTTTGTCACAATTTGATTAAATTTTATTCAGACTGCTGTATAATACAGATAAGAGTTTTCGGGTTTTTGTATAAAGCTGTTATCTCTTATGTACAACTGAATAATGTATATATGATGTGTTTAGAACTTAATTGTCCAATTCTGTAAAGTTTTTGTCCTAAACTGTACTAATACTTTAAAGCCTTGTACAAAATTTGTCAAGAACATTCGTACAAATGTATTACATTTTGTTACATATCTTTACAATAAAGGAAATATATGAAGGTAGACGAAGTTATAGAAGCCGTTCAGGAAAGAACAGGCATAATGCTGAAATATTCTGAATTGGGAAAAATTTGCAGTTTGGGACGGCAAACAATTTCTTATTATAAAACTGGGAATAAAGAATTTCCGCAGGAATATATCAGAAAAATTGAAGAGCATTATGCTATAGACATAACCAATCTATCAATGGAAAATAACTGCATTGAGGTTATTTACAGACCCGAAGTATATTTATCTGCAGGTTATGGAATTGAAGTATTAGACGAGCACATAGAAAGAATATGTCTTGATAAAAGATTGTTTATAACAGACAGAGGAATAAGAATTAATCCTGCAAATTGTGAAATAGTAACGGTTTCAGGTAATTCAATGGCGCCGGAATATAAGCATGGTGATAGGGTTATATTGGATAAATCTGTAAAAGAATTTATTGACGGACACATCTTCGCTTTTCGCTATAATGGTGAATGTTTTATGAAAGAGATTTGCATTATAGGCAAGCGTGCCAAAGCAATACCCATTAATAAGGAATATGAGCCGTTTTATATTGAGCCTGATGATGAAATTACAATTTTAGGTAGAATATTGCCAAGGATAAGGTTATAATGTTGTATTTAGCTTGTATTATCGCTATCTATTTAGGTTTTTTAACTTTCAATTGTGCTGTTTCCGTATATGCTTTATGTCGTGTTTAAAAATCGCAGAGGTTTTATAAATAGTGTAGTCTTTCTCTTTCTTTGTCTGATGCCGGCACTTATTTATTTTTCTATTTTATTTATTTTCGGATTTATAATTGGGTTTTTAAAACTTGAAAAATTACATATGATTGTTTCGCATCCTATGTTTGGAATTTGTTTTTATTCAGGCATAGCATTAGGTTTGGTTTGTTCTTTATGTAATTTGTGCCAAGAAAAAAGAAAAGAAGCAAAAGAAAAAAATAATTAATTACATTTATAATTTCATTTATATTTTCATTTTCCATATGTTAAACATATGAAAAACATATGTAGATAGATGTAAAGTTTCGTCTAATAACTGTAAAAAAGTGTCAAAATATTGTATAATGAAGATGTACTTTGCTTAGACATTTGAAGTAGTTTTTAGTTGCAGGGATGCAACCTAGGGATAGACGAAAAAAGGCTGATAAGCGTTAAAGTACAGGAGTTAGTGTAGCTTTAGGGGATTAAATGAAGCTTGAACACTGTCAGAGAGAATTTAAACCAATTGATATATGGTATTTAGAAAGTAATAAGGACTTTTACGGAAGATATTTAAAAATAGGCAGATGCCTTAATCCTAAATGCAAAAAAACTGTGGCTGAATTAGTTGAAATCAGAAAAACCGATGATAAAGTTTTTAGACAATTTGAAACAGAAAAAAAGGCGGAAAAATTAATTGCATTAAATAAAAATTCTGTAGTTTGTACCAGTCAAGAATTAAAGTTAAAAGCTTGTAAAACAATAATGCCACGGTCAATAAGATACGGTGAAAATAAAATTGTAACAGTAAAGGGCAAAAAATTTCAAAGACAAAATGCTGTAAGCTGGATTAATGGAAGAAAGGAAAAAATAAAAGATATTCCGATAAGTTTGTAACCTTCCTTTCTTACTAGGTGACTTTGTTATTGTCGCAATATGGCATCTTAAAAGGTGCCATTTTATTAGATTTCGTTCAAAATACATTAGTGCGGTGTAAAAAGCCGCATTTTTCTTTCAAAAGGATAAAGGTATGGCAAGACCAAGCAAATACAAAAAAGAATATTGTAAAAAAATGTTTAATTTCTTCAATATTGAACATACAAAAATGAAGAAAGTCACAACATATGACAAAAACGGTAAAGAACAGACAAGTTTTGTAGAGTGCGCAAACCAACTCCCCACCTTTGAAAGATTTGCAGTAACGATAGGGGTTTGCAGAGATACATTAGACCAGTGGAAAAAAGATTATAAAGAGTTTTCCGACACATATAAAAAGTGCAAGGATTTGCAGAAAGATATGTTGAACGATTTAGGGATGCGCGGATTTTATAACGCACCATATACAATTTTCGTAGCAAAAAATATTACAGATATGACAGACAAGCAGATTGTTGATAATAACATTAAGTCTTATTCTCTTTTTGAAAAAGAAGTTGAGGGAAAGGCAAAAGAGATTGAAAATAAGCAATGAAGTAAAAAGAAAAATTAGGAATTGCCTTGTAGATTTTCGGTATGTTGTTTTAAGCAACGACCCGGACACCGAACTTAAAAGTCCTTTCTTTCATTATGATTTGTCAGGTTTATTATTAGAGGATAAGGGGCACGTAGCACTTGAAATGTTCAGAGAAAGTGGAAAAAGCGCTTATGCTTTAAGAACCTATCCTTTGCATTCTTTGGCGTTTCCAAATAAAAAAAGTGATTACATCGTTATAATCAAACAAAACCAGCGCTTAGCAAGCAATAAGCTTAAAGAGCTTATCAATGAATACTTAAATAATCCGCTTGTAAGACATAATGTCGTTGAAATTAAAGAACAGAACGCAAACAGCTTTTCCGTCGATGTCAAAAATGAAAAAGATGAAATAATCAATGTTCGGATTGAAGCGTACGGAAAAGGCGCAGCTATAAGGGGATTGAGTAATCAAGACCGCAGACCTAAAATTATTATTTTGGATGATATTCAGGACAAAGAAGATGCACGCAGCGAAACTGTAACTGAAACCGATTGGAACTGGTTTTTATCTGATGTTATCTTCTTGGGCAAAACCGCCCGTATATTCCTGATAGGTAACAATTTGGGTGAGAAATGTGTTATTGAGCGGGTAATCAAGAATGCTGATGATTTGAAATTCCAAGCTTTGAGAATACCTGTAATGCGTGATGGCAAACCTACTTGGGAAGAAAAGCAATCATTAAAAGAGATTGAGGAAGAACGGGCAAGCTATGCAAAAATGGGTAAGCTTGATATTTGGTACGCTGAAAAGATGTGTCAGGCTCTTGCAGAAGAAAGTAGGATTTTTAAAGAGGAAGATTACAGATATTATTCACCACATAGAAAAGAAGATTTAATCAGCAGATGCAACCTATATGCCTGTCTTGACCCTGCCTCATCTTCAAGCAATGAGGCTTGTTATAGGGCAATAACCATAACCGGGGTTGATGCTGATAATTATTGGTTTTTACTTAATGTTCGATATGGGCGCTGGGATAGTGTTGAAACCATAAACCAAATTTTTGATGTTGTTGTCAAATATGGTTTAAAAGATTTTCATATTGAGAAAGGTTGGTATATTCAGGTTTTAGAACCATTCTTGACCAAAGAAATGCAAAAAAGAAATATCTTTTTTAATGTAATTCCACTTGAACACGCAAAACAGGGAACAAAGCTTGAAAGAATAAAACTGCTCCAGCCAAGGTTTAGAGCGCATACAGTTTATTTTCCTGATGCTGCCGATTGGATGCCTGAAATGAAATCAGAGCTGGCAGGTGTTACAAAGGATGGCATTAAATCTGAATTTATTGACTGCGTTGATGCTTTTGCAATGACTGAACAGGTGGCGCAAGCTCCTGTAAATTCAAGACAAAGCTATCAAAAGACCTTTGAAAGACAAAGGCAAAAAAGACAGCAAACGTCTGAAAGTTTGTTTGATATAGCGGGGTATTAGAATGTTTTTTAACGATTTTATAGAGGAAGTTGATTATTGGGTAAAGCTTGCGAATGAAGAATTAAATTGCTTTGTTGATAATGGCGAGCAAGTGCGTACAATGATGATAAGTTTGTATAATCAAAACCTGCTTCGCTGGCACTTTTTGGAAGATAAAAAAGGAATTATGGTTTACTGCATTACTCCCGATTTTAGGGGTAGAGCCAGCGTTAATGAATTGTTTATGTATATCAAGCCGGAATATAGGGGCAATATCAGATTATTTAAAGAACTTGTGAACCATCTTGAAATGGTTGCACAAAAAGAAAATTGTAAATCTGTAAGAATAGCAAGCAATATCGGGTATAATGACGGGCTTGTTTTAAAATGCCTTCAAAGGTTTGGATATTCAACAGATGTAGTCGTAAAACATATGAGGTAATAAATATGGGTAATGTATTAACAACTTTATTCATGCCTGTCGGGCTTGGTGGCATGGGTGTAGATTTTAGGAAAGATAAAGCACCAAAACCTACGCCAGCACCTACATATGATGAAAATAAAGAAAAAGACAAGGCAGCAGAAAGTGCTGCAGAAAGCACCAAAAAAAGAATGCTGGAGCAAACAAATACAACAAGAACATCTGCGCTTGGTGCACTTGGTAATGTTACAACAGGTAAAAAAACCTTATTAGGGGCGTAAAATGCACAATAGTTTTGATTTATCAGCTGAAAAAATATGCAAGAATTTTGGGGATTTAAAAAACTCTCGTTCTGATTTTGACGGTCTGTTTCAAACATTACATAATTATTTCTATGTTGAAGGTGCAAATATAACCAAGAAAAAGAATAAAGGTAGTGAAATCAATACGCTTCTTGATGCAACTTCACTTGATACCGGGGATATTTTGGCATCAGGCTTAGCAAACTATTTAACACCGGAAGCAAGTAAATGGGTATTTTTGCAACACGCAAATCCAGCTTTAAGAGATGTTAAAGAGGTTAAACAGTGGTGCCAGGACACAACAGATGAAGTCTTGTTTACTCTCTCACGCTCAAATTTTTATAATCAAATGCCAATATTCTATAAGGGTAGCGGTGTGTATGGCACTGCAGGCTTATTTTGCGAAAAAGATTTTGATGATGGTGTAAGATTTTATAATATACCTATTAAAAAACTTTATCTAACAGAAGATGCAAGAGAGCGCCCCAATGAATTTTATCTTGAGTTTGAATATACTGCAGAGCAAGCTTTATCACGTTTTGGTGATAAATGTTCAGATGAAATAAAAGAAAGTTATGCAAGTGGTAGAAAAGAAGATAAAAAATACAAATTTATCTGTTATTTTGGAAAAAGATTAGAGCGTGACCCTGAAAAGATTGATACTCAAAACATGCCAGTAAGAATGGTATGGGTGGATGCAAAAACGTCTAAGAAAATAGCTGAAAGTGGCTTTAATTCAATGCCTTGCGTTGCTCATAGATTTTATAAGCAGCCGCAAATTGTTTATGGTTTTTCACCAGCAATGAAAGCGCTGCCTTATGTAAGGCTTGTAAATACGATGACTGACACTATTTTAAGGGCTTCAATGAAACACGCTGACCCAGCTTTTGCCATGCCTGATGATGCTTTTTTGGGCATTCCTAACTTTAATCCAAGACAAATTAATTATTATCAAAGGGGAAAATTAAGTCCGAAAGATGATATATTTCCTATCGGCAATTTTGGAAATTTAAATATCGGGCTTAATGAACTGCAATATTACCAAGAACAGATTAAAAAATTGATGTTTGTTGATACTTTTCAGGCGTTTGCAAATATAACAAAACAAATGACCGTACCGGAAGTAATGGAACGTATCAGCGAAAAAATGACATTATTGGGGCCTGCAGTTGGTAGGTATATGAATGATGTTTTGCAGCCATTAATTGAAAAAGTTGTTCTTGTTCTTTATGAAGATAACAGATTGCCAAGGCTTCCGGATGCAATGATACAAGACCCCAATTTCGAAGTTAAATTTGTTGGCAGGTTGGTTCAGACGCAAAGACAGTCAGAACTTAACAATATTACAAATGCAATAGCAATTTCAGGACAAATCGCACAATTTAAACCTGATGTCCTGGATAAAATAAATGCTGATAAAGCCGTTGATGATATTTTTGATATTTCAGGTGTATCAACCCGTATTCTTTATTCTGATGCAGAAGTTAAGCAAATAAGGCAAGCAAGGGCGCAGGCACAAGCGCAGCAAGCACAGTTTACAGCAATGCAGCAAGGAGCAGATATTTACAAGACAGCAAGCGAAGGTGATAAAAATGCCAAGGAAATGCAACAATAATAGTTTTGATTTCACGGATAAAAACGATATTGCAACATTACAACAAGCTTTAAAAGATGTTGAAAATAAATATCCTGTTGTGATGAGGTTTTTAGAAGAATTTTGCGGATTTACAAAACCTGTTTTATCATCTGACCCAAACGAAATATGTTATTCGGGCGGTAAACGTGATGTGATTCTAACAATTAAAACAATGATGAGAAATGATATTGCCCCGGAACAAATTGTACAATTTTATAAAAATCTATAAGGAGTATTAAAACAATGGGAAATGAACTTGACAACACAACAAACACTACAACTACAACACAAGCCTCACCACCTGCAGGAAATGGTGGTGAGGCTTGGTATCATTCCTTGAATGAGGAATACAGAAACCATCCATCCATACAGAAATTTCAAGA